GGCAGTTTTTGAAACTGTCCCTCCTGAGTTTATATTAACGCTATTAGCGTTAAGGGTCACGGAAACGTTCGATTGAGGGGCGAGCAACTCTACTTCATAACAGATGTAGAGTTCACCGATCACGGATGTGTCCGCGCAACCTTGAGTTGCGACGTTGAGAACACCAACATCATAGGTCTTGATATCGGTGGAAGCAACGGTTCCAGCCCGAACAAAGCGTTCGGGGCCAAACTGCGTAAGATCCTTCTTATCACAAGTATAGCAATTCTCTTGCCATACAGCGGATCGAACCGCATTGTGAAAAGACATCATTCCGACTTTTGTCGTCGGAACGGGATCCGCAGCATCGAAATCTACCGCGAGCATGATCGAGCCCGACGAAGACGAGGACTTAACAGTCTCGAATTCAAAGGACAGTTTTCGGAATTTGTATTTCTCGAACTGGTTAGCAATCGCTGCCAGCCAAGTAAACAATACCGAAAGACCGGGGTTAATGCTGTATCGAGTAGCCGCAAAGCTAACGCTACCAGCAATATCCGCGACATATTCACGGTGAGATACCACAATCCGGCCTTCACCTTGGAAAGGTGAGCCAGACATTCCCGGTAGACCAGTTCGCATGATGCGACTCTGGGCGACTGGGACCATCTCAATCGGTCCACGACCGGATTTGAGATTTCGTTTGTTCTGCCTTGCAGCAGGTGTCTTCTTTCCATTCGAAGACATTGTGTAAGATCTTTTGTGGTTAGGAAATCCACAAAGAGAAATAGTTCGTGTGCTGTGCACGGGATCCTTCCCAGCACAGGAAGGACTGTACATCCTATTAGAACGTCTCCGCATGACGGAGGGAGGTTTTATCACTATCACCTACCCACATCAGTGGCGTTCCAGTTACTAGGTTCCAGCAAGCAAGCTAGACCGTCCGTAACCGGATGCGGTATAACGAAACGCCGTGCAGTCTCTCGGCATTTTGGTTAGCACGGAAGTATTAAGCTTCCCCCGACCAAAGCCAGAGTAGGCACCGTTTTGGGTTATTACCTAATAGAACCCCGTGGCAGTTTAACGACATGCCAGGTCACAGCCCTCCATCAGAGAATATGATGGAGGGAACGAACTTTTATCAACCCCATAGGGGGACAGACTGGAAGACCAAACGCGTAGACCTTCGCGTTCCACCACACCTCGATTTCCTTCATGGACATCGGTCTCAAAGTGTGGTCGGGGCGGAAGTGAGCGATGAAAACTTTATCGGAGACCTCTTTCGATCCTGAATGGGCGCGGGCCGCATAGGCCAAGCGCTCTAACCAGGAATCGGAGAGATCGGAACTTTCCGACTCCGTTACCTCACTTTCATCTGGTATCATTCTCCAGTTGGCGAGAGCCCCAGCAAGCTCAACCGTCGGAATGGACATACCGTCCTTCCGATAGAGAGCCATCTTGGGGTTCACGACGAACTGCCTAGCCAAGAATCTTTGATCACGAGTGATCCTAAAATTCGAAGGGGCATGTTCTCGTTTTAAACCGAAGCCACCAAGATGGACAGGCAGGTACCAGTTGGGTCTATATGATAGACCGAACCAATCCTGTTTCCACCTATTGCAGGCAGCTGGTATAGCACAGTTAGTCCATGCGCAAAGATCAACCATCTTCGACAAATCCTTCCCAATCTGGGTAGGAGTAGCAGAAGAATCACCAGTTTTAACGCTGGTACCCTTGATCAGTGCCAGGTTAAGGTAACCCTTGCGAACCATTACATTCTTACGTCTTATAAAGACCTGAGAGTTAATCATGCAACAGTCCGGGGAAAGATAGTTCTTTCCCTGGGAAACCCTAAAACCGACTTGCGCGGCACAACGCATAAAAACGTTGTAGAACGAGCGATCACATTTAAAAAGCATGTCATCACCGTTCACTAACACCTGTTTCCACATCATGGATTTACAGGCTTCTCGAGTAAAGAGGTTCCTCTCAGAACCCCATTCCACGAATTTTGCTCTACCTTCATTTGCCCATTGTTCCAGGGCCATTCGGTAAACCGCCAAATTAATAACGCACAGGAGAGGAAAGCTTAAGGGGTGACCCATAGGCTGACCTTCCTGCGCATCAATAACTGTCCCGTCAGGGTATCTTGCACGACCAAGGAGCATAGACTGATAGGCCATCTCATATTGTACATCATGAGATATCCCGGAAAGCGCCGCCAAAGTGGCGGACCTCTTCTGAAAATCAGTCGCAGCTTCATAATCAACGCTGCACCAGAACGGTAGTTTGACGTTCGATTCGATGTCGTTCACGCGCCTCGAGAGATCATCCTCGAGCATAGTGGACGCGCCGTGTTTCTTCCAAGATCCGAGCATCTTGCCCTGGATCGGTTGAAGCGCGGAGTAAAGATAACCATCGCCCTTTGTGATGATTCGAAACTTTCCCGGTTCAGGGATAGCTACGACCTCAAGGGCAAGTCCGGGCATGTACCCATCCCTAGGGATGAGGATATGCTGCGCCGCGACTGACTCAGCCTCGGTGAACGTTTCCGTTCGCCAGGTATTCAAAGTCGCATTCAGGACCGGCAGCTTCCCGATACGGGAAGACTCAACGGTCTTAAGGGATAGGTTGTATCTGTCGAATAAGCTTAACGCCCCGCCATCACGGCGGGAAGCTTGTAAGCACGCAGATCCACTAGGCATGAATTTTGTAGAAGGACCCATGTTCGAGAACACCTCTCTCGAGGTGAACTTGATCATCTCCACCGCGTCATTGGAAATGGACTCGTAAGTCCGTCCCAAACACGTAGCGTGCTTCTTGAAAGCAAGAGATTTCTTAAGATCACCTAGCATCGGCCAGGCTCGCTTAGAGCCCTTCGCTAACGAATAGATGAAAGAAAGATCCTTCCGAGCAATAGCTCGCATTACAAAATACCTGCACCATCCCGCAAACAGCGGTTTCTTGTTCCATATCTCACGCGTTGGACGCTGAGTATCGGAAAAGAGTTGGCACATGAGGACATCGAGCCAGTACTTACAATAAGTCTGCTCGCGGTCATCTTCACTAGCGATCTCGTTCAATCGCTGCGCTGTCACGCGCATCGACTCTACGAATCGATTCAACTCTTTATCGCTGAACCAGGATGATTTAAGAGATGATGTACTGGCTTCGTTCCGGATCGTGCTATCGCACTTCGGCTGCGTCCCGTTTTCCATCATTGCTTCTCTCAAACTTCTCCTAGCGACAAAGGGCCAAACTAGTGACTCAACAATCTGAACAACCGAAGCTTTCGCTCCGATTCCTAAACATGATCGTTTAGTAATAGTGAGTATGAGGTTTTCGGCAGATCTCGTTGTTGAGGTCCAATTCCGCCTTTGTTTCCACATACTAGCAACATCCGTATTGCCAATCGGCACTATGGGTTCGTCACCCCCCTCGAAAGGGAGACGGCTAAGGTCACTGCTCATTCTTTGCAGTGACGACACGTGTTCTGAGATAGGTATTCTCAGG